TCTGGTCCCTGTTCCCCGGCTGCTTGTTGGAGAACAAGTTGTTTAAATTCTGGATACGATAAGTCACCACCTTGTGCTACGTATTTTTGATACTCTTCTCTTAAAAATTTTTCTGCTTCTGGTGGTAATTGTTGTCCTTCTGCTTCTACCATCTCACCATTAGCATAACCTATTCTGCCACCATTTGCTGCGTTTTGTGGTAAGTAATAATTTGGTTGAACATATTTTTGATTGGGTAAAAAATTCATATAAGGGTCTTGATTTCTTGCCATCATCATTGCTGTGTATGGATCAATATAAGACTCGTCAACCTCTTCTTCTATTTCTTCGTAAGGTCCTACACCCATTGCTTTTTGTATAAATGGTGTTGCAACTGCTGTTGCACCTAAACCTAGTGCTAAATTTCTACCTTTAAAAGTATCTCCAAAAGGATTCATAGATGCTAAAAAAGAAGTAAATTTATTTCCAACGGGTCCACCTCTTACACCTAAAGCATTTTGAAAACCTACATCAACTCCTTTCATAGGATTAGTAAATCCACCTAGACCTATTCTAGATAATAATCTAGCTTTACTAAAACCACCTGGTCCAACTGCACCTAAACCATAACCTATACCACCAAGTATAGCAGCCTTACCTAATGGACTTTTAACAATTTTCTTTACACCACGGACAGCTTTTTTAACTAAGCTTCCTAATCCATATAACTGTCTGGGTTCTTGCATTCTAGATATTGCCATAATTTTACCTTAATTCCTATGTTTACTTGGTTTTTGAGAACAAATCAAGAGGAGGCATTATAACTTTTACGTCTTGTGCCATTTCTTCGTCCTTAAAACCCTTGTCTTCCCAGTCTTTTCTTTCTTTAAAAAGTTGACCAGTTTTTTTATGCCTATAAGTTGTCTCTACTTTTGCTTGTTTTATTTCCATTAGTCTGTTTTCTCCTTTAATATATTTAGATAACTAATACCAAACACTACACCATCAGAAACAGTACCAGCTGTTATATATTGTAGAGTGGTTCCCCCTTCCACAATTAAAGGTAAAGATAATATTTCAACACTAGCTGCTGTTGATAATGTTTGCGTATTAACAATCTCAAATGCATTGTTTTTAATAGTTACAGTAGGTGTATTAGAACCTGATTTATTTGTAACTCTTAATGATTTAATAATGTATGTTTCATTAACGGCTGGAGAAAGCATTGATACAGTCTCTGCAGCTGTTGTTGTTTTACCATAAAACTTATATTGGTTTACTACTGCCATTATTCCATAAAGAAACTTTTAGCTTCTATCTCCTGTTTAACTTCATCTTGAAACGTACTGTTTAATTTTGTAATAACTGAGTCAAGATCTCTAACCAAAGACTGTATATTTCTTTGACTGTATTCTGGTTCTGCTCTAGTTAATGATTCTACTATCTTTGCCATATTATTTAATTAATGCGTCTCTTGCTTTTTTTTCGTCTGCAGTTACAAATGTATATTGACCATCAGGACCTATCTCATATCCATCTGTAAATTCTTCTTCTACATTTACAGAAGGATTTAATTCTCCTCTGTAAAAACCAGAAAGAGTATTGTATTTACCAATGTTTTTTATATTTGGAATATTTCTAACAACATTAAAAGCTGTACCTAATCCAGGTGCAATAAAATTTCCAATTATTGATGGTGCAAAACTTTTTATTCTATCACCTAAATAAGCTAAACCCATTAAAGGTTGTCCTTGATCGTCTAAGTTTCTATAGCCACTAAAAAAACCGTCACCAGAATATTTTTGGTCTACAACATCAACATTAGAACCTGTTCCAGTTGTGCCCATAAAACCTAAATCAGCTCCTGTTTGTCCTCCTTTAAAACTTGATCCACCGTCATATCTTTCTGCTCCACCATAACTTTTATCAGCAAAACCTTCGTCTTTATCACCCCAACCATTTAAACTCATGATACCTGATGGTCCTCTATTAACACCACCTTTTAAAGATTTGTGTAAATCTTTTTTAATTAATAAATCTTTTTCTGCTTTAGTAATATAAGCTAATTCTGTTGTAGGATGGTCTGGACTAGACTGCCACTTTAAAGGAGCTTTAACTTCTTTTTGTTTGCCAAGATAATTTTTAACACCACCTTGTACATCATATTTAATTCTTTTTTCTACAGCCATTATCTTCTACCTCCTGGTGCAATGTCTAATCTAAATGTACCTAGTTTCCAATCTTCATTAGTAGTAGTGTTAGCAACTTTAATAGCAATAGATCGTGCTCTTAGTCGTGTGTCTTTTTTAGTTGTAGTAGAACTTACGTCAAAATTTGTTGTAGTTGCAGAACTGTTAGGGTAGTTTTTTGTTACAAAACTAACTCTAGTATTACCTGTCTGTGAAATAAAATCTGGTATAAATCTTTGTATTCTCATAATAAATTCTCCGTCTCCTCTAAGATCTGGCATCCCTACAGTTTGTCCTGTAGGATTTCTTCGTTGTGTAATATCAAAATCCCCAGACGTAATAGTACCAATAATAGCAGTTGTTACACCACCGGCATTAATTTGATCGGTCCCTGTTTCTTGCTCATAGTATATAGTAATACCATCAGTATTTCCAATACATTCTGTAGAAGCATTATCTGTTGAATCATAAAACGTTGCATGGGGTTTATCAAATACTGCAGAATCTTGCCACGCTGTTCGAGGTAAAGTACCTGTAGTCCATATAGGACGTTTAGGACTAGAATCTAGATAGTTGTATGTTACAACCCTGTTAACTAAATCTGATGCAGCTGTGCAATAAAACCAACTTATTTCACCAAACAAATTATTTAAACCTGCATTAATAAGATCTCTAGATACAGCATTAACATCATCATAGACATGGTCTTCAACAAGACATGGCATAGATTTTAATTGACCATCGTAAGTAAAAAATCCATTTTCTGACATCCAGTAAGCAGAACCGTCAACTTCTATACATGCATTCTTACCAAATAATCCACAGTTAGTTCCTACTTGTTCAAATGAGAAAGTAAATGGTTGACCTACAAACTTCATAAGAAACAATGCAGTATCGGTCCATACATAAATTGCATCTCTACCTTTAATAGCTCCCATAATTTTAGAACCATCAGCAAGTCTTTGTGTACCTGCAGTATTGTTTGCTTTAACTGTATATGCATCTGTGCCATCAATATTTTCTTGATCAGAAAATCTAATAAACATAGCATCTTGAGTAGCAGTATTACCTACTGTTGTTTCTGTTCCAAAAAACACTAAGTGTCTATCCGGTGTAGATACTAACACGTGACGTGATGCTGTAGGAGCATTAGCTAATAATGTAGCTCTAGTGTTAACAGCATTAGCTGCTGATGCATCCCATTCAAAACAAAAACTATTGTAAATAAGAGCAATTAATTTCGTACCATAGTTATCAAGAATCCACATTCCGGGATCAATAGTAAAGTCAGCGTTAGATGGATCACCCCATGCAACATAATCAGATATATTTAAAACACTTGCGCCACCACTATGTGTTGCTTTTGTTGTTCCGTTAACTCCTCTTGCTCCTCCACTTAAAGTGTTCGTAGAAGTATTATTACTTGTAAAACTTATATCTTCTGTTCCTATTCTAATTTCTCCTGATGATGGAAATGCTGCAGAGTTTGCTAATACAATGTCTGTTGTTGTTAAATCTGATAAAGCTGTTGCTAACGTAGTCGTAGCTGCTCCTAAAGCCGTTCCGCCATATAGACCTGTACCCCAACCATAACCCCCTAGTTGTTGTGCTGGTCCTACGTGGTAATAACATAAAACAGATGTCGATCCTGCTGCACTCATTGGTGTGCCTGTTTCAGTAGCAGTCATTGTAATAGTAAAAGTGGTAGTTGTAGGTATGGCTGTTACCATAAATTTTTTATCTTCAAAATCTGTAGCATCAAAACTTGATGATGCAGGAATACTAGCTACACTGTCTAACATAACAATGTCTTTTTCTGCTAACCCGTGTGTGCCACTAGTTGTAATTGTAATAATATTTTGATTAAGTGTACTTGTAAAAGTAGCACCTGTTAATGTTGTTCTAATAGGGTGGATGTCATAATATACTCCGCCTGAGTATACATATAAAATT